CTAGCGAATAATGATACAGCTAAACAACCTAACAAGTTTTTGGGAGCTCTGAAAACAAGGCGCACTCGCATTCGTTTGTAGCGAAAGCCAATGTGCGTGTCCATAAGCGAAACAAAGGAATCGTTGTTAGCCAACGTTTCCCTCTCTATTACACCGGTGTTTAGCGTGTACGCACCCATTACAGGGATGGTATCTCGATAAAACTCAATCCATCTCTTGCAAAGAGGTACAGGGTCAGGGTTAATAGGTAACTGATGGAAAAGATCTAACTCATCAGATTTGAATGTTGTGATATCCTGGGTCGTAAGTGAAACAGTCTCGGATATCTTTAAGACTGAGTCCTGTTCTAAAAAGGCAGGTTCGGTGGTATCTAAACGATAGAGAGCGCTCTCATACCAGACTTCGCTCATCAAGTGGCAGAGGGATGTGGGTTTCATAGTGATTAACGCACTTTTCATTAGGGCTCTGCGGACCCATCTACCGGAAAACGAGTTCTCCGGGTGCAGTTTAACGACCTGCACAGGTCCTAAACAATTAGCAAGAGTAGTCAAGAGTCAACTGAAGTTGACCTCTATCATACTCGAGAGAGGGAACCAAAACGTCATTCTTTTGACAGAATTCAGTTATTTGACTCCATAACTCTTCAGCCTGGGCACGTTCATATTGCCATAATTCACGTTTAACGTTATCAAGATTGATCATCAATTGACTACGAATAAAATTGGGATTGTGGCGCTGAGTACCGGCTCGAACATAGAACAATTGGGTTATGAGTGAGTCTCGATTAAGCGGTGCTTTGAAAATAACTCCATCAAAGCGGAACATCCGCGAAAGAAACTCAACCTCATCTAAACTATAATAAGCTTTATCTACGTCTCCTTTCGAAGGTGAAGTAAACTTAAGTCCGAAAAGGGTTTGAAAAGCTTCAGCTACTGTAAAATTATTCCACCATGGATACTTAGAGGCAGAAATGTTATCATCTGAGTAGAGAAACAAAATGAGTTCTTCATGTGTTACTGCGACGCCATTTTGAGCGGCTAACCACAGAAAAC